AAGATTAAATATCTCATAGGCTATGAAGCATTTTAATTACGCTTGGACAAGGGTAGATATCAGACTTATCTTTACGAACGGAGTTATGTGTGTAAATTCCTTTTGTTCCTTTGAATGCTTCTTTGTCAATTGCCCATATTTCAGAACGATATTCTTTCGGTATGTTGTAAGTGTCACAAAGGTACACTACTAATTGACGAAGTGATTCAATTTGAGCATCCGAATATTTATACCAATATTTGTAGCCTTTGTATGGAGTTTCCAATTCAGTAACGTAAGAAGGATTTACAACGCCACCTGCATAGTTATAATACTTGTCTCCTTTCTTTTTTAAGTAACCCCAATTGCATACTTCAATTCCAACAGATAGTTTGTTTAGGTTTGAATACTTAGCACCATTACGAGCAAAATCTTCTTGATCAATACCAAGATGCCATGCCCAATGTTTTGAAGAGAAGCATTGTACAATAGTTCCATTTTCACCAATGATGAATGCAGTTGCTATTCGAGAATCGTTACCATTCCAATAACGTGAAACTCCTTCAGCATTTCCATTTCCAGCAGTATGATGTAAATAGATTTGTGTCTTTGGTGATTCTTCCGCAAAGTATTGATTATCGTTTAATCGTACCTGCTTAATGGCTTGAATGTCTAACTTTTTCATTTTAAATCCTCCATCTGTTCTTTCGAACGTTTTAAAAATTTAATAAATCTATCCCAAACATTGATTCCTGTAACTGAAAAGTAGCTTTCATTGATGCTTTTAATCTCAGTAAATACGCAGAACGTTGTGAATGCTTTGGTCAATACTAAATCAATTGCAATGAAATGTCCTAATAAATCCGCTACAACGTACTTTTCAAGTAAAAAGATAAATACTATCGCACCACTATACAAAAGGCTCTTAGAAATCGTGTGTGAAAGTCTGCGTGAACGTATTGATGCCCATCCGTTTTTCTTTACGCTCCTCCAAATTCCGAATCCTGTGTCAAGAATGATGAACATGATAGCGATAATTACCAATGGTTTTACAGGTGCAAGAATAGTTAACACAGAGAATGCAAATATGGAGAGCTTCGTTTTCATCTATTCACCTTTAAGTGCTTTTAATTCATTGTACATTGCAAGAAGTTCAGCTTCTTTCTGAGCAATTAACTCTTCTTGAGTTGGTTCATCTATTTCTACAAATACAACTTCAACTAATCCGTTTTCATCGTATATTTCTTCTCTAATTTGTGCCATGTTTTATGATTTTCTAAATGTAACTCTTGGAACGGATGCATCTCCTGAAGGAGTAGGTGCATCTATTAATGGGTCAATAGTTGTAGGAGGACTTGCATAAGTAAAAGTTCCTGAAGCTAATCCATTAATTAAATAATAATTGTAAAATACTGTGCTATTGGCAACACCTCCAAATGGCATTAATGAAGCGGCAGCATTTCCATAACAAGCACCTGTTCCTGCTTTTGTTAGTATTCCAATCCAATATGTAGTTCCTGCTGTAAAAGTATAGTTAGAAGGTAGATTGTAAGATTTAATGCCTGTTGTTGTACACGACAATCCTGTTGACATTAACAAACGTGAAGATGGATAGCCATCCAAATCACTAAACACAATAAGTTTTACCTCTTGACCTGCTCCTGCTGTTGATACATAAAAGGACATTTGATTTACCGTTAAATCATAACTTGGTATAAAATGGCTTAAATATAAACTATCTTGAAATAACATTGAAAAAGCAACTTGTGTAGATGTATTTATGTTATTCGTATAGTGTACGTTTGAAACAGGTTTTGTGGTTACATGAACTCCTTTTACTCCTGGTAACGCTAAATTTCCACTACCTAAAACGGAATAGCCATTGATAGATTTAATGTTAATTGTACTTGCTAATGTATCTTGCTTTGTGCTGATTGCTGAATCAACATCTAAAAATGCAGTTGCCAAATCAGATTGGTCACCAAGTGTACCTGTGATATCACCCCAAGCGACACCACCACCACCTCCGATTTCGGAAACTGCTACTTTTTTTGTTACTCCTCCCTGTACGATTGGAACTGTCTCAGTACCTGCAAGGGGAGTTGTTGCAGATGTTAGTTCGCTTATTTTTACTTCAGCCATATTTTATTTATTTATCTTTCTAATAATGTTTCACCTGCCCATGAGTAGTCGTAAGCACTTCCAAATCCACCTGCATCAAATGTAGTTTCTGTAACTAATATGTTGCTGTTTTCGGTAAATAAGAAAGCACCATTCTCTGCAAGTATGTTTGTTACTTCTAATCCGTTTATTTGTCCATCAGCACCCCAACTAATTGTGTTAAGAACTGCTTCACCCCATCCAATGCTATTTGCCATCTTGCTTAATTTTATTTAAAAACATTTTCAATTTGTCTATGTTTTCCTTTTTTGGTTTATAAACCACGCCTTTTGGACGTTGTGTTTTTACAGATACCATCCTATGTTAATTGTGTTACTATCGGGAAAGATGTCATTGTTTACGTTTGCTCTGTATTCAGGATAAAGGTTATCGTTAAAACTCATGTAATCAATGAAACGTTGCGTGTAGTTCTGAGCAATTGAACGTTCTTTTTCTAATAAATAGTCTACTTCGTTTTTATCTACGTTCTCAGAGTTCTCAGATGAATGCTTGTAAACACCTTTGTTAGCGATTGTGTAAGCTGCAAAAGGAAGATATTCCACCATTCCCCAGTGAATCAACATTGGCTTAACGTATGTTTCTACTAACATCTCATAGTTACCTGAAAGAGTTCCTGCGATAATGTCAGCTTGTAGTTTTTGGAATAGTTTAGAGCCTAAGTAATTCTGAATGTGAATGTCCTGTGCAATCTTTACGAACTGAATGAACTTGTCCGTATCAACGTTACCATTCATTGCTGTGAATTTAACGATGTCGTTGCGTGTTATGAAAAGTGCTTCTGCCATTATTTCGTAATTTTTCTTTTAGGTTGTGGATTACTTGGAAGGAATCCGTAATTAGGCATATCAACAGGACGTTTAGAAACTAACTCATTATTCTTAATAACATATCCATATTTCTCAGCTTTTGCTTGTGCAATCTGTTTTGCCTTAGGAGATTTAACATCAATTCCACGACCTTCAAAGTTAGCATATACTTGTTTATTCCATCTGTGATGGCAGTTTCCACCTCCTTTATATTTCCAAATGTCGTAAGTGTCAGCACCTTCAGGACCCCAACCTTCATTAACTACTTGAGTTCCCATACGAATAATATCTTCTTTGCGATAAACTTTGTTAGCTGACATCATTCTTTTACAGAATTGACGTGAATCTTCTGATGTTAATCCAGCATAAACATAACGTGTAATAAATCTAACACCATCAATGTTTTCATCCTGCTCTGATTTTGCATTAGGATTTGCAGTTCCTGTGCTGACAAAGTTGTAAACTTTACTCAATAAAGATTGTTTAGGCTCTTTTGAAAGTAGTTCGTTCTCAGCATCATCATTATCATAATCAACTTCAAATTCATCTATCAAAAGCCATTCTTCATTAGGCTCTTCACCTAAGTCAATTAATGCTTGAGCAATCTTATCATCATGTGAACTTAATAGTTCAGGATTCAAATCACTTCCACCTGATTCAGGTGCTAATCCAACAATGCTTCTGATTTCATTTGGAGTCAATGTTTCAATTACTTTGTTAGCTACTAATGGAGATAAGTTCGTGATTGCATCAATCAATCCTTTGTTCACTCCTTGTAATGTCAAGTCACCTGCTGAATCTAATGGATTCAATTTAACGAATTGAAGTTTTAATGAGATGCCATTGAAGTTAATTATCTTATCAATTGCTGCAATGATTTCATCCTGTAGTGGACGAATAACCATGTTCTCATACAAGATAGTAGAGTTTCTTAACTCATCTGCATTACTTGAGAATCCATTAGTTGATGCAACACCAAATAACAAAGGTGATGTTACGTTATGCCCTAACATAATCTTTCTCATGCACTCCTCTGAAAGGTATGTATAGTGTTCAGGTGCATCGTTTAGTGGAATATCTTCAACGGTTGTTTTAGCTTCAGCATTATCGTTGAATGCAACGATTACTTTTTTTCCTAAACTTCCTGTGAGTTGGTTCATTACTTTGGAAGTAATCACGCTTTGTTGCTCTTCAGTAGGCACTCCGTTATTGAAGTTAACTACTTTAGTTCCTGAGAAACCGTTTTGTACTTCGTTGATTAAGTAATCAGCTATCTCCTCCTCAAGTAGTGCGTAAGTTACTGCACCTTGATAGTCAGGATAAGCGTAATATTTCATACCTACTGCGTAAGGCTTAGAGAAAAGAATCTCTACTTTGTCTTTAGAATATCCAAAAGCAGGTATGCGAGTAGGAACGTATTTCTTTGTATCAGTCCAATCGTCTGAATAGTAGTAGGCTTCGATTTCTCCGTCTTTATTGCACTTCTCAGCACGTAAAAGATTCACTGGAATATGAAAAGCCTTTAAGATTTTATCGTGTTTGTCGTTGTAGTGTACTTGGATAGCGAATTGACCAAGCATTTTACGATCAAGAGCAATCTTACGTAAGCAGTCCTTATTGAACATCGCCATCATTTGAGCGTACTCATTAGGCTTACGAGAAGCATCAGTTGCACTCAATCCCCGCCCATAAACAAGACGTGATATATTGTTAATTATTGCATTGTTTGTAGTCGAGTTCGTGTATCGCTCTAATAAAAAGTGATAGTAGTTATTGTCCTCTCCGAAGTCA